AACCCGCCCACCTAAACCCCCAAAAAACTTAAAAGTATGCTAGTACGCATTAATTGTTTCACGTGAAACATTAAAACAGTGCAATTCCGTTTACTTTTATTCCCTCATAAGAGGGTGTTGCATAAAAAGACAAAAAATTAAAGAAAAAGGAGAAAAAAGCTATGGCAAGATTACCAATGGTAACACGTACCATCACAACAACAAAAGTCAACGTCCTTTGTTTGGACATTGAACACGCAGAACCATGTAACAAGGTTGTTACAATTCCACGTACTTACAAAGATGAGGAAACAATTCTGAAAAAGGTAAAGCCCCTTTTGGAAACTGAATCATTGAAAGTCGTACATGTTGTAGATACTGAAACAGAGGAAACGCTTTACGGAATGACAGAACAGGAATTTGTTGAACTGGCACGACCTCTGTTAGACAGAACAGGAAAAACAGAAGACCCATTCATTGAAACAGAAACAGAAAACAACTAATAAAAGGAGAATAAAACTATGATTACAATTAAAGCAACATCAAGAGAGTTTACACCAGTTGAAAAGTATCTTATGACAGCATCCCCCGATATTACATCAATGAAAGATGTAGCAGACGGTGAAAAAATCATAGTTGATGGTTATCTGACATTTGATGACGTAAAAGAAAAAACAGGTGAAGTTGTAGAGGTGTTGAGCATTATCACACCAGAGAAAAAAGTTTACAGCTGTCAGTCAGCAACTTTCAAACGTTCAATCAGTGATATTCATGCTGTAATGGAAACCACACCATTTACAGTTATCAAAATTAGTGGTAAAACAAAAGCGGGTAGAGATTTTATCAACTGTGTTCTTGATGTAGAATCAATCAGATAAAGTTGATTTTAACAGGGGGGGCAACCCCCCTTATTTTATTAAAGGGGTGAAATTATGGCAAAGAAACGGAAACAAACAGAAGTAGAAAAGTTATACTCAAAACAACTAAAAAGAATCAAACAATTTATTCGTAGAGCAGAAAAGCGTGGTTTTGTATTTGAAGAAGATATAACTCCACAAAAGCCTAAAAAAGTAACAAAAGCAAGCGTAAGAAAATTAGAGAAATTAACGCCAGAAAAGTTATATAAAAAATCGTTATATGTAGAAGAATCGACAGGTGAAATTGAAGAAGCACAGAAAAGACGAAAAGAAGAAAGAAAACAAAGAGCTAGAAAAGCTGTTAAAACTAGAAAAGAAAGACAGAAACAACGGCGTAGTTGGTCTTTTAAAGACGCAGAAAAACACCGTGAGCAACTACCATCAGAGGGAAAAGAGGTCTTTAAAAATATAATAGATGATTTTGTAAGTAGGTTACAAATTGATACAAGTTGGGTAGGAAGAAAAAGGCGTAGACCTGTAGCACTACAAGAAACTATACGGTCACAAAGCGTATTATTAAGTTTAATTAATCAGCAAATAGCGTTATTCGGTGAAGAAGAAATTGGAAATAGATTACAAGCAAATTCGGATAAACTATCAGAACTAATAACTATAGTATTATGGGACAGTAAAGCAGAAGCAATACAGTCAGCAACTAGATTATTTATGGAAATATTAACAGGTAATACTTTAACGCCCTCACAGTTACAAGATTTAGATTTAGAATCAGAATATAATGAGGATTTTGAACAGCCAGAATGAAACAACGTGAATATCGTTATTTTATGGGAGATTTTGAAACAACTGTGTACAAAGGGCAAGTAAACACAGAAGTGTGGGCTAGTGCTCTTGTAGAGTTATTTAGTGATAAAGTAACAATTCTGCATAGCATAGCCGAAACTTTTGATTATTTAGTATCATTAAATTGCAACGTTGTTGTATATTATCACAATTTAAAATTTGATGGTGCTTTTTGGTTATCATATTTATTAGTTGATAAAAAATTTACACAGGCATATGATAAAATTGGAGACAAAGAAACCGACGTAAAATGGAAACAGCAATTTAAAATGTTTAACAACACCTTTAAATACTCCATATCTGATAGAGGAATGTGGTATTCTATCATAGTAAAGGTAAAAAATCATTTTATAGAAATACGTGATTCTCTTAAACTTTTACCTTTTTCCGTTAAAAGAATAGGTGAAAGTTTTGGTACAAAGCATAAAAAATTAGATATGGAATATACAGGTTTTCGGTATGCTGGTTGCGATATAACAAAAGAAGAACAAGAGTATATAGCGAATGATGTTCTTGTTGTGAAAGAAGCACTAGAAATTATGTTTAAACAAGGGCATAATAAATTAACCATAGGCTCATGTTGTTTGGAAGAATATAAAAAAATATGTCGGTCATCTTTAGAAATTCAATTAGACTATGCCGAAATGTTTCCTAATCTATATGATTTTAAAATTGATAAACAAGAACACAAATATGATAATGCTGGTGATTGGTTACGGAAATCATATAGGGGGGGCTGGTGCTATTTAGTAAAAGGAAAAGAAAACAAAATAAAAACGAATGGGACAACGGCTGATGTAAATTCTCTTTACCCATCTATGATGAGTAGTAAAAGTGGAAATAAATACCCTATAGGTTTACCAAAATTTTGGACTGGAAATTTTATTCCAGATCAAGCTTTAAAAGAAAATATGTATTACTTTGTAAGAATAAAAACAAGGTTTTACATAAAAGACAACTATTTGCCATTTATACAAATAAAAGGGGATTTAAAATATAAAGGGACCGAATCATTAGAAACCAGTGATGTGTACAATCACGAAAATGACGATTATTTTCCTTATTATATAGATAAAGACGGAAATATACAACAAGCTAAAGTAGAATTAACTTTAACTATGACAGATTATCAATTAATAAAAGAGCACTATGAGCTAGTTGATTTTGAAATCCTTGATGGGTGTTATTTCTATTCTATGGTTGGTATTTTTGACGAATACATCAACAAATACGCTAAGATAAAAAAGGAAAGTAAAGGTGCGTTAAGAGAGTTAGCAAAGCTATTTTTAAATAACCTATATGGGAAAATGGCAAGTAGCACCGATTCTTCTTTTAAGATTGCGTACGTGAAAGACGATAAATCTATAGGATTTATGCAAGTAGTAGAAAACGAAAAGAAGCCGGGTTATATTGCTATAGGCTCTGCTATTACATCATATTCAAGAAATTTTACAATACGAGCTGCGCAGAAAAATTATTATGGAGCAGAAAAAAGGGGGTTTATATACGCAGATACAGACAGCATACATTGTGATTTATTACCGCAAGAAATAAAAGGAATTGAAGTAGACGACAAAGAGTTTTGCTGTTGGAAATTAGAAAGTTGCTGGGATAAAGCTATATTTACAAGGCAGAAAACTTATATTGAACACGTTACACACGAAAATCTTATACCATTAGAAGAAAGTAAACAATACAACAATATTAAATGTGCTGGTATGCCAAAAAAATGCAAAGATTTATTTGAATTATCAATGCAAGGAACAGCTGATGTTGACGAAAATTGGAGTGATGACGAAAAAGAATTTTTATTTGACAAAGACAACAAGCCGATTGTTAGAGATTACAGTGACTTTAAGGTTGGCTTGAAAGTACCAGATAAGCTTAGACCAATTCGCATACGTGGTGGAGTCTTACTTGTTAATACTACTTATGAAATGAGGTAAAATATGACATATGGTGAGTTATTAGGTTTTCTAGTAGAAGAATGTGATAACACAGATTGTCAGCATTGTATTTTATATGAATTATGTGTAAAGTATGATACAACGCCAGAAAAAGTTAAACAGTATTTATTAGAATGTGAAAAAGAACTGTAAATAAAATAGCATGAGGAGAAGAAAATATCTTCTTTACTCATGCTATTTTTATATCTGTAACTTTTGTACCATTTAAAGCGGTCAGCGAAACCGAAAAGTAAACAGGCAGTATTTTTTCAACTGTGCTCTCCTGTTTATTCATTAATGGAAACAAAAGAAGATACCTAATAACTTAAAGCTGATAACACAGCTTCCTTGCACCGCATATCTTTAAAACGAAAGCAACCGCGTTCAAAGAAATAACGTAAATTCGATAAAAAGAAATCGTTACGTTTTAACATAACATAGTTAATATTATGGTCGTCAGTTGTAACGGATATACGAGTTAAGAAAGAACTATCTGCCTTATCATCACAGTAGATAAGACCACTTTCAGTATATTCACGTAACGCAAAGTCACTCCCTTTATATTTTAAAGTACAAAGATACTTTGACTTTCCAGCTGGTTTTTCAACAAAAGCCTTGTTATCATTCAGATACACGCATTCACTACTATATGCGGTATAACTATTTTTAGAAAAAGCTCTGTTAAATCCGCTATTTTTTTGCTCTATACTTGCACTTTCAATATATCCCTGTTCAAGTACAAAACCGTCCCCCCTTAAAAACTTTGTGTCGTCTTTGAGTCTGCCAGAAATACCCATTTCAACGTAGTACGGATTTATAATGCTGACTGGATTACTTAACATATAAACTGGGACATATCGAACTTGTTCACCTTGCCCCCTGGCTATGGATGTGTGAATACTTATAAATTTCTTAGTTTCATTATCACAATAGTGATTTGTTTCACTCTGAAATTCATCAAAAATCATGCGCCGAATATCTGAAAATAAGTGACTATATTTTTTGATTTGATCTGCATTGTTTAAACTCAAAGCATACCCGCAACTTTTTTCATTCAAAAACAACTCTTGAAACGTTCCTTTTGCTCTTCTTTTTGATGTCATAGTATAACTAGGAAAGAATAAACTACCTAAATCTTTATAGAATTTATCGACAATATCATCTAGTTCATAATTGTACCTATATAAAAGCCCAAACTTTTCGTTTTTATCAAGAAATCTGTTAATGCACAGTCTGCCAAAATAGGTTGTTTTTCCACCTGTACGATTAGTGGTACACATGTATATTTCTGGTTTATTCCCATATATATCAAGCATTGATAAGAGTTTAGTGCCATCATAATATTTATTCATAAATTATTTCTCCTTTCCTTATTAAATTATAGCACACCTATTGACATTTTTCAAGATTTAGTTTATAATAAAATTAAACTGAATAAGAAAGGAAGTGAAAAAATATGCAGTTTTACCCTGTTATTATTGGACTGATTTTTAATGCTCTTGATTTAGTCACAGGTATTATTTCCGCAGTAAAATCAAAAGACATTAAATCAGCAAAATTACGTGATGGGTTATTCAAAAAGGTTGGCTTTATACTTTGCTACCTTGTAGCATGGCTGGTTGATACACAAGGGAAATATATTGGTTTTCATATAGATGTATCAATTCTTCCTATTATAATCCTTTACGTGTGTACAACCGAATTAGTTTCAATTCTGGAAAATATCAGTAAAATTAATTCAGATATTTTGCCAGACAAACTAATGGAGTTATTTCACATTTCAGACATTAATAAGGAGTGATTAAAATGAAAGTATATCTTTCACCGTCAGATCAGTGGTCAAATATAGTAGCTGGTGGTAAACATTCGGAAGCTTTTCATTGTATCAAGATTGCAGAGTACGCGAGAGCGTATTTAGAATTAAATGGATATGATGTTAAGGTGGGTTCGTCAGTTAAAGAAAACACCTATAAAGCCAGAGTAAAAGAAAGTAATGAATGGAACGCAGATTTGCATATTCCTATACATACGAATGCTGGCGGCGGACATGGAACTTTAATGCTGTGTTACCCTACTCGAATCAACAATAGGTACGTTAGAAGTATTTACAATGAAGTTTCGAGACTTACACCAACAGAAGATAAAGGAATACAGACAACTACTAATCTTTATGAAATTAACGCTACAAAATGCGTTACCGCTTACATTGAGTGTGAATTTCACGACAATGAAGTTACAGAAAAATGGATTGATGGACACGAAAAAGAGCTAGGTAGAGCAATTGCAATAGGCGTCTGTGTTGCAGATGGGAAAACTAATTTTGAAGAAGTAGCTAACCAAAAAGAAATTTATAAAGTACAAGTTGGTGCATTTCATAACAGAAAAAACGCTGAAAAGCTGAAAAAAGAATTAACCAAAAAGGGGTACAACTGTTATATTGTAGAGGGATAACATGCCAGATATTAACAAGGCTTATTCGTGGGCTATTGAAACATGCAACGCTCCCAACGTAGGATATAGTACCACATATAGGAATCAACAAACGATTGGTGGTATTACTTACTATGATTGTAGTTCTTTTATAAATTATGCTCTGTTAGCTGGTGGTTTTGAAACCCCTAATTACGCACCAAACAACAATGCATTTACAACCTACAATGAGGCAGAAGTGCTATTATCATTAGGCTTTACAGAAGTATCTGCAACTGGTGAGTATTTAGCTGGCGACATAGGCTTAAATCCAACACACACAGAAATGTGTTATCAAGGCGGACAAGGTTCTGGCATTTTTATGGGCGCACATACTGACAAAAGACCACTAGCAGATCAAGTAAGCATAAGTCCTTATACATCATCATTTCAAAGATTATTTCGTTATGGTAGTGGTGGCGTAACTGGCTATGGCGCAAGCATTTATGTAGTATCCGCTATGTGCGGTAATTTTTGGCAAGAATCAAACATTAACCCTGGAGTTTGGGAAAAAGAACCGCACGACTGGACAGCGTTAAATGTTGGGTATGGGTTAGGTCAATGGACGAACACCGGCGGTGACACTCACGGAAGACTTTATCAGTTACATGACTGGTTGCAAACAAATGGCTATGCAGATGATGACGGAAATGGACAATGTGCGTATATCGTACACGAAAATGTGTGGATGCCTAAAACTGGGTATCAAGAGTACGCTACACTGGAAGATTTTTTAAAGTCAACTAGCACTGACATTGAAAGTCTAACGCATTATTGGAATATGTGCTGGGAGGGAATACATGATTCGTCATGGGACTATCGAGTAGAAAGGGCAAACGCTTGTTACAATTTTATTTCAAGTAATGCAAACAACGCCAATATTACTAACTGGATAACAAAAGATGGTTATTTAACAGAATCAGAAATTTTTAACAATGCAGTAATGTTATATCGTTATTTTAGTGCCGGTGGTGGGGGTGGTGGAATCCCATCAAAAAGAAAAACAAAATTACCACTTTATATGATGATTCGATATTTTTAACGTTTCACGTGAAACAATTTATAAGAAAAAGGAGTTGATAAAATGTTATTTACAAAAGGAAAGTACAAACATGAAACTGGTTTTGAAATTATGGTAACAGAAAACGGAGATATTCTTATTTCACCAGACCACCCACTTTCTTTAAGATTATCGGAAATTTTCGATAAAAACAAGTGGACAAAAGTTGAGTAGGGGGGTTATAATATGGCTGTAAGAAATAAAGAGGAAATTTTAGAAGCAATTAAAACAAGAGTAGGAGAGCAGACAGATGATGAAACAATTTCATTTCTTGAAGATGTTAGTGACACGTTCACCGACTTAGAAACAAGGGCAAATGGTGACGGTGAGGACTGGAAAACAAAATATGAAGAAAACGATAAATCGTGGCGAGAGCGTTATACGAACCGTTTTTTCAGTAAAGAACCAGAGCCAGAACCTAATCCAGACCCAGAACCAGAAGTGAAAAAAACATTTTCAGATTTATTTAAGGAGGGTTAAATATATGCCTAAAAGAGTTGCAGTAAGCACATTAAACGCGACAACAATGGACATTCTTAACGTTATCAGACAGAACGCCAGTTATGATTATCAGCAGAATGTGCCAGAAGTTACAAAGACAACTGACATTCCGAAAGTAGGTGAAGTGATTTATGGTACACCAGCTTTTGCGAATCAGTTCATTAACGCACTTGTAAATCGTATTGCAATTGTACGAATGCAGAGTGCAACATTCAACAATCCATATGCAATTTTGAAAAAAGGATATCTTGAATTCGGTGAAAGTGTGGAAGATATTTTCGTTTCAATTGCCAAAGCTGTTGATTTTGATGTTGAAAAAGCGCCAAAAAGAGAATTTAAGAGAACACTGCCAGATGTAAGAAGCGTATTTCATACAATGAACTGGCGTGCTGTCTACCCTGTCACCATACAGGATGAAGATTTAAGACAAGCTTTTCTTTCAATTGAGGGCGTGCAGAACCTTATCGCAAAAATCGTTGATTCTGTTTACACTGCCGCTGAATATGACGAATTTTTGTTGTTTAAGTATCTGTTAATTAAAGCTATTAGTCACGGAAAAATGTTTCCTATTTCTACTGAACAGGCGAACGATTTAACAGATGCGGCTGTAAAATTTAGAGGCACTTCAAATATTTTACCGTTTATGTCTTCAAACTACAATGAAGCTGGTGTTAAAACAAACACACCAAAAGACAGACAGGTTATTTTCATGGATGCAACATTCAATGCAGAATTTGATGTATCTGTCCTTGCTTCTGCATTCAACATGGAAAAGGCTGATTTTATGGGTAGACTGTTTCTTATTGACAGTTGGTCAGAGTTTGACAACGAACGATTTAACGTTATCAGAGAAAATTCAGACGGTATTGAAGAAATCACAACAGCCGAATTAAATCTGATGAAAGACGTAAAAGCGGTATTGCTTGATGAAAATTGGTTCCAGGTTTACGACAACAATAACAAGTTCACTGAAAAGTATGTGGCTAGTGGTTTGTATTGGAACTATTTCTACCACACATGGAAAACTGTTTCTTACTCGCCATTTGCGAACGCTGTTGTATTCGTTCAGAGCACAGCAAAAATTACACTACCAACCAAATTGACAGTTGAAATTATTAGCAAAGACCACAGTGAAGATGCAACCGTGTTTGCGTTAAGTGCTGATACTGATGGTGCTAGTCTTGAACCAAACAGTGTGCATTTTGTACAGGATGAAAGTGCAACCACAAATGGCATTGCAATTCAGAAATATGGTGCTGTTATTATTCCAGCTAGTAAAGCCGCTACTGAAATTACTTTAGTTGCTGAGGTTAATGGACAGACCTATACGGGAGCTGCAAGTATTTCAAGTTCTAACAATGTTGGCGATACCGTCACTATGAATAAAGCGTAAATAAGTGTACTAGGGTGAGTTAATAACTTGCCCTAGACTTTTGAAAGAGGTTAATATATGTATATAGAGCCTAACACGAATATCCGTGTTTTAAAAGACGTTCCTTTAGATAAAACATTCGACCATACAATATATTTTGAAAGTGCCAGCGCACAAGCTTCTTATTTCATGGGGTTGCAGAAATACAACTTGAATAATTACACGTACCAGAGAGTTAAGCGTGGTTATGCTAGAGTTGGGATAAAAGCTGATAATTTATATGACTGTAATTATATGATGTTTCAAAACACATCATATGGTAATAAATGGTTTTACGCGTTTATCACTTCTGTTGAGTATTTAAACAATGAATGCTCACAGATTGAATTTGAAATTGATGTAATGCAGACATGGTTTTTTGATTACAGTTTAGACCAATGCTTTGTTGAAAGAGAGCACACAGTAACAGATAATATTGGTATTCACATTGAGCCAGAAAACGTGAATTTAGGTGAATATGTGTTTAACGATTACAAAGATTTATCTGTTGCGCTAAATAAACTTGCAGTTTTTGTTGCTGTTAGCGACACAGATGAAGCTCCCAATGGCACAGTTTATGACGGTGTGTACGGTGGATGTACATTACATGCGTACCCACTCGATAAGCCGGAACCAATAAACACACTTTTAACGAAATACGCTCAAAAACCAGATGCAGTTGTAGCTATGTATATTGCACCAGCTATTGCTACAGGTAGTGTTATACCAGATGAGGGAATGACAATTGTTTTTTCAAAAAATGCGTATTCGTTTAATAGTTCAAGTGGTGCGGTAAGTGATGAAATGAAAATAGATGGATATAAACCGAAAAATAAAAAACTATACACATACCCATATAATTTTTATTGTATTACAAATGCTGGGGCTTCTTCACTAAATTTAAGGTATGAGTTTTTTGAAAACCTAACGCCAGCCTGGAATATAACAGTTCCAATGACAATGCCTATACAATGTGTACTAAGACCGCGCAATTACAAGGGTGCTGAACTAAATTTAAACGAAACCTTAACACTGGCGAATTATCCTATGTGCTCGTGGAGTACAGATGCGTTTCGAGCATGGCTGGCGCAAAATGCTTTACCATTAGTGACAGAAACAGGGGTTAAAATGGTAAGCGGTTATTTAGGTGGTGGAGTTGTAGGTGCGACTGTAAACACCGCAAACACAGTTATGAAATCACTGTCGGAGGGGTATCAAGCTTCAATTCAAGCGGATGTTGTAAGGGGTAGTATTAACACTGGTAACAATAGTGTTGCTAGTGGACTACAATCTTTTTACGGCGGTAGATGTTCCATAAGTGCCCAATATGCCCGAATGATTGATGATTATTTCACTGTTTATGGATATGCTGTGAAAAGACTGAAAATCCCAAACAGAGATAGTCGTCCACATTGGAATTATGTTAAAACTATAGGGTGCACAATAACTGGTAGCATTCCCAGTGATGATATGAGATTAATTTGCAGTATATACGATAATGGCATTACTTTTTGGAAAAATGGAACTGAAATTGGAAATTATAGCTTAGACAACAGTCCACAAGGAGGTGAATAAATGGGTAACAGAAAAAGAGAAAAAACACTGTTTGGTGAAAGTGCTACTGTAAACAATCTAACATATATGCAGTATTTAAACAGATTAACAGAGTTGAGCGTATCAATGTTTGAATGGAAAAATTTACCACCTACAGTAGATGCAAGGTATCTGGAATTACATTTATTTGAGACTGGTAGTATGGTCTATTTTAATGATGAAGTGATAGGCAATCTTTGTTTAGACTGTTTACCGAGTGGTAGATTAGACGTTTACGGAAATCCGGTGTTAAGACGTGCGTATTCTGGCTATAATAATTATCAGAAATTGCTGAAAGAAAGCAACAGCGTGATTATATGGAATAATTATTTGCACACAAATTCTGTATTAGAGGTGAAAATGTTTGCTAAAAGATTGTATAATCTGGATAGGATTATAGATGTAAACGCTAATGCACAAAAAACACCAGTGCTGATACAGGGTACAGAACAACAGAGATTGACCTTAAAGAATTTATATAAAGAGTTTGATGGTAATTCACCTTTCATTTTTGGCGATAAAAACCTTGACTTAAATTCTTTAAAATGCTTACAGACAGGTGCACCATATGTTTGTGATAAGTTATACAATTTAAAGCAAATGTATTGGAATGAAGCGTTGACCTATTTAGGTATTAATAACACCGGAGCACAGAAACGTGAGCGTATGTTGACTATTGAAAGTTCACAGGCACAGGGTGGAACTATTTCAAGTAGGTATTCCAGATTGCAGAGCAGAAGAGAAGCAGTTGAAAAAATCAACGCTATGTTTGGGACTAATATTGAAGTCAATTACCGTGAAGATTTTATGAGTATTTATGAGGGACAAGGTGTTGATACCACAGAGGGAGAAAGTGAGGTTGTGTTAAATGAGTAAGTATACAACTGAGGTTCGTTTTATCTGTGAAAGCAAGTCGGGACTTGAAAATTCTAAAGGGTGCGATGATGTTGACGAAATTTTAAATAATAGCTGGAATAAAATTTTTACAACAAAAGCTGAAATTTTCGACGAAAATTACAGGCCTGTTATTTGCAAGAAAATTTTAAAACATTATTATTTAAGGGAGATATGTTCTGAAACTGTTGGTATTTGGAAGTTGTGGTTAAATACAAGGTTAGAAGAAATTTTACCGTATTATAATCAACTTTACAAAAGCGCACTATTAGAATTTAACCCATTGTATGACGTGAATATTACAAGAACGCATAATAGAACTATTGACGAAAATAAAACAGAAAATGGAACTAGCACAGAAACAAGTACAGATAAAAATACAGGAAGTGGAACAAGAGATAATACTACAAGTGGCACTAATAAAAATAGTGGTACAAGTAGTGTTACTGACAATGGGTCTAGTAATAGCAAGGACTTGTACAGTGATACACCACAAGGTGCTCTGACTGGGGTTGAAACTGAAACGTATTTGACTAATGCTAGAAAGATTACTAATACAGATAGCAGTACAAGTGAAAGTACTAATAGTGGTAATGGTGAATATAAAGATACTGGAAACGTTAAATATACTGATACAAGTGAAAGAGCAAATACAAAAAATGGAAGTAATAGCAATATTGGAACGGTTAATAATACAGAAGAATATTTGGAAAGTGTTAGTGGTAAACAGGGTAGTGGAAGTTATAGTGAAATGCTGAAAGAATACCGTGATACGTTTCTTAATATTGACAGAATGGTTATTGCTGAATTTGATGATTTATTTTTCGGGTTATGGTAA